TGGACGCAACGGCCATCCTGCGCACGGCGAACGATCGCGTACTGCGCGGTGAAATCCAGTTCAAGACCGACGACGGCACGCAAGGGGTTGCCCTCATATGACCAGTGTGCCGATGCCCGTATTTGGGGACGCCGGGTTCTCATCGCCGACCGAGCTCGAAAATCTGGCCGGCGTGCTGGCCGATTTCAACGATGCGTTTGGCGGTAATCTCAATCTCGACCTGTCCACGCCGCAGGGCCAGTTGGCAACCAGTTTCGCCGCGGTGATCTCGGCGTTCAACGACCTGTTCGTTGATTTTACCAACCAGGTCGACCCTGCCTTTGCCAGCGGCCGGATGCAAGACGCGCTCGGCCAGATCTACTATATGAGCCGGATCGGCGCGACGCCGACCACCGTAACGGCGACGATCACCGGCAAGACCGGCCTGGTTCTTCCGGTCGGCTCGCTGGCTAAGGCAACGGATGGAACGGTCTATCAAACCCGGTCCGAAGTCACGATCCCTCTGTCCGGTTCGGTGGACGCCCAATTCGCGGCGCTGGTCACCGGCCCAATCGCCTGCCCGTCCGGCACGCTCACATCCATTTACCGGACGGTAGTAGGCTGGGACAGCGTGTACAACAGCGCGCCCGGCGTGCCGGGCCGGACCGAAGAAAGTCGCTCGGACTTCGAAAAACGCCGCGGGCTTTCCGTTGCCGCCAATGCGTCCGGTATCTTGCCGGCTATCCGCGGGGCGGTGATGGCCGTGCCTGGCGTCGGGGACGCGTATGTGACGGAAAATAACACCGGGTCATCGGTAACGACAGGCGGTCAGACCTTGGTTGCCCATAGTATTTACGTCTGCGTTCTTGGCGGTGCCGACCAGGACGTCGCGAAAGCTATCTGGTCGCGCAAGTCCGGCGGATGCGATTATTCCGGTTCGACGACCATCAGCTATTACGACGAGGAAAGCGGCGCACCGCCGTACACCGTCAAATTTCAGCGTCCTACATCTCTGCCCATCGACTTCGCCGTTACACTCGGCACCGGTCCCGGCATCCCCGGCGACGTGGCGCAGCGCATCGAAGCGGCGATCGCGGCCCTATTTCCCGACTACGCGCGGATCGGACAGGATGTTTTCGCCTCGTCGTTCACATGCGCGATCAATGCGCTCGGTCCGTGGGTCCGAGTGCGAGAAATTACGGTCAACGACGCGGCAAGCCAGACGGTCGGGATCGGTCAAATCCCGACGTTGGGCACCGTCACGGTCGACATTACGTGAGTACGGTAGCCACCTATCCGATATCGGTTTATCCGCTTGCCGGCGGGCCACCACCAGCGCCCGTTTCCCTGCCGTTCTTCGACGTACTCGAAACGTTGCTTTCGCAGTATGCGAACAGTCCTGTCATTCTCAAGCTGATCGAATACTTCAGCCAATGGCTCGACCCGCTGGCTCGGTTCGATCGTTTTTATTTCAACATCTGGGACATCACCACGGCCACCGGCTATGGTCTGGACGTATGGGGGCGCATCCTTGGCGTGTCACGCATCCTGGAAGTTCCGGCCGGGTCGTATCTAGGGTTCGAGCAGGACGAAGAAGCCAAGCCTTTCGGGTTCGGTATTCTTTATCGCGGCGGACGGTCAACCGATAGTGCCGCCCTGACCGACGACGCTTACCGTCTCCTGCTCATGGCGAAAGCCGCTTTGAACATCACGGACGGTTCGGTTCTAGCGACCAACCGCATCTTGCGATTTTTGTTCGGCGACGGGTATGTGCGCGATAATTACGACATGTCGATCGCGTTCGTATTTTCTCGGGCGCTCACGCCCTTGGAAACCGCCATCATCTATCAATCCGGCACGATCCCGAAGCCCGCCGGCGTCTCTTTCACTGTGGAGCAACCCTGATGCAGTCGAGCCAGATCCCCGACAAGTCGCAGAGGGTCTTTGCGCAGGACGCGACCGGCTCGTACGTCCGCGCAATCCCGCAAACGACGAGTGACCCGGCCGCAGCTAGTTTTGCGCAGGGCTTCCCGCCACAGACTTTCACGGACGAAGGCGCGGGCGGCACCCCGCCGGATGGCCGCGACTTCAATGGCGTTTTCAATTTCCTCTCGGCCTGGCAGCGCTGGGCTGCGGCAGGCGGTCCGATCATTTACGATGCCACGTTTCAGGCAGGTATCGGGGGCTACCCGCGCGGCGCAGTCGTCGCGTCCACGACGTCGTTTGGGGTTTTCTGGATTTCGACAACCGAAAATAACACCACCACGCCGGATACGGGTGGCGCGGGTTGGCGTCGCTTCGCCTTGGCTGGTGGACTGCTCAATTTCCGGCTTTTCTCGTCATCGACCACCTATACACCGACTGATGGTACCCAAGCGATCGAAGTGACGGTCGTCGGCGGCGGCGGCGGTGGTGGCGGCGCGGCGGCCATGCCTGCCGGTCAGTTTGCAGCGGCCGGCGGCGGCGGTGGTGGTGGCTTTGCCACGTCCTATCTGACCAGCGATTTCGCGGGCGCCCCGATCATCATCGGCGGCGGCGGCGCGGGCGGCGCGGGCGCGGCGAACGGTTCTGTAGGCGGGCAAAGTTCCTTCGGCGGCATTACGGCAGGCGGCGGGGATGGCGGGGCTTTTGCGGTCGCGACCCCTGGCGGATCATGTCAGGTTGGCGGTTCGGGGGGCGCGTCCAGCGGCACCAATCGCGGCGCTTCCTCTGGCATGGGCGGGACGGCGGGCGTGGCTTTCACAAACGGGAATATGGTGGGCGGCGCCGGCGGCTCGACGCCCTACGGGGCGGGTGGTTCTTCTCGCAATACCAACTCCAACGCGGGCCGTCCGGGCACTGGATATGGCGGCGGCGGCGGCGGCGCGGTAGGCCAATCCGGATCTGGTGGTTTGCCCGGTGGCGCAGGATCGCCTGGCGTAGTATTTGTGCGCGAGTACGCTTGACGCGAAAGGAAAATCTCATGGAACCGAAATTCGTACTTACGCCAGGGACGGTACAATCGACCCTGCTGGCCGCTTTGCGCGGGCTGGCTGTTCTGATCGGCGGTTTTACCGCAATCATCGGCTTTGTCGGCAAACGCGATCTATCGGGCTTGATCGTCTATGTACAGTCGACAGATTTCCTGCCGTTCGCTGCGGCCCTGCTGGCGGCCGGGTCTTTCGTGTGGGGCGTCTGGAAGAACTATCAGCGCAAGCACATGCTGCTCACCGTCGAGCCATTCGTGCGCGACAGCTTGATGAGCGTCAAGCGACCGGCACCCAAGACCAAAAGCCCGCCGGCGCTGTCGATCTTGCCGGTGCTTTTGTTGGTCGGCCTCGCGGTGGGTCTATCTGGCTGCACGACTACCGATAGCGTGCGGTTGAACGCCGGAAAAGCCTTCTATACCGGCCAAGTCGCCTTGCGCGCCGCGCAGCAAACCACGCTCAACACGTGCACCACGCCACCGGCGCGTTTGATCGATCCGTGTCAGCGCGCAATCGCACTGCTCGACAAGGGAGCCAAAGCGGAAGCGGTTGGTTTCACGGCACAACAGGCAGGTAATTCGGCTGGTCTGGCGAACGCGCTGGTGGTGCTGATCGCCCTGCCTTCGCAGCTGGCCGAACTTGGCATTTTGGAGGCCCGATAATGACAAAGATTTCGCAAACCGACGCGCTGTCCATGCTGATTACGGCGACCGACATGATCGCGCGCATGTCGTCGCTCATTCCGGTATTGGCGCAGGCCGTGCAGGACGCAAAGGACGGGCTGACTGAAACGGATCAAGCCGCGCTGAACGACAAGATCGTCCTGGCACATGCCGATGTGCAGAGCCTCGCGGCCAAATTGGAGACGCTGCGAAATGCGTAAGATTGCCCTATTCGCCGCCGTGGCGATGCTGGCCGCGTGGTCCGCGCCGGCCGGTGCCCAGACGACGGCGACGCTGCCTGTGACGTGCGCGCCAGGCGCGGCCGGGACTTGTGTCCGCGCCACACCGGTGGTCAACCCGGACGGCTCAAGCGTTGGCGCCGCCGCCCTACCCGCTGGCGGCAATACGATCGGCGCAGTTGTTGTCCGGGGCGCGCCATCTCTCACTGCCTCGCAAGTCAGCGTAGGCACCACCGCAACATTGCTGGCCACCGCACGCACGGGACGCAGCCGTATCACCGTCGCGGTCGGCGCCGCTAATTCCTGCGCATTTAGCGGCGCGACCGGGGTGACCCTGACGACCGGATACGCACTGCAGCCCGTCGCCGGCGCGAGCCGCGCCTGGGAATATTCGGGCGCGCTTTACGGCGTCTGCTCGGCTACGACAACTATCAGCGTGGATGAGATTTACTGATGGCCCGTCTTCTACTCGCCGTGCTGGCGCTCGTCTGGTCGGTCCCTGTCGCCGCTCAATCGTCCTACCCGCCGGTTGACCTGTCGTCCGTAGCGTCAAAGGATGACGTAGCGGCCGCCCAAGCCGTCGCGATCGCCGCTCAAAATGCCGCGGCCAGCAAGTGTGCCGCAGTGCCCGCCGTACCGAGCATGGAAACCGTGGGCGGCTCGCCGGGGACGGATATCGGCCAGTGCCGTCCGGTCAACAGCGTGCAGCCTCGCATTACCCGTAGCGTGGCCTTCACGACGGGTTCGGCGGGTACAGTTGCCGTGACGTGGGCGGCGCTCCCCTCCGTCCCGCTCGTCTTCCCGATCCCCAATGTGGCCAACGCGGCTACCCAAGGCGCGTTGTGCTATCCGGTCGTGGGGACGATCACGACGACGGGCGCGACGATCAAATGCTACACGACCCAATCTGTCACCGTGTCGATCCTGGGTGCTGTGGTTGCCCCGATTACAACCGCCGGCGCGGGCGTGACAGGTCAGGTGCTGGCGATACCAGTTAGCTAACCTTTACGATACCTCCGACCGCGCCAGCCATCGGACGCGCGGATCGGCCAGCTGGCAATCTCGGGCGGCATGATCGCCAGCAGATGCTCGATTTCCTGCACGTACGGATCAAGCCCGGCCACCGGCGACAAGTCGAGCGTTAACGGCTTGCCTTTGGGGATCTCGGCGACATTTTCGTCGTAAACGGATAGTACCAGCGGGTAGCCGTGCGCCTCCATGAGCTTCGCGCCGAACCGCTGGATATCGACTTCGACGCCCATCACCACGTTCTCAAAAATCCGGCCGCCCCATGTGCCCATACGAACCCAGCCACGGGCACCGTAATTAGGGTTCGTGTTCCACGTGCTGTACGAGATGGACAGTTCGTCGGCATTGCGGGCGGATACAGTCAGGCGGGGCTCATGGTAACGCAGCGCGCGCCTAATACCGTCGATTTGCGGCAGGCGAATGACGAGGCAATCCCGCTCTTCCATGCAAAAGCCAACGCCCCGGTAATCGAAAGACTGGCCGGGGTTCTGCACGGCGGCGATGAACATGCCTTCAAGCCCGAAAAGCTCTTGCCGTTCGCGCCGCCATGGCGTTCCGCGCCACTGCCCGCCCCACATCTCGACGATCGCCGGGTTGGCTGCACGCCACGCTAAGATGATCTCGCGTACTCGGGCATCCTCGTATCCCGAATGAACCCCTTGCCGGGTTTCCATCGCACGCCAAGCGTTTATCCATCCCTGAAAGCCACAATTATGAACAAGTAGATGGCCCGAATTCGTCTTTATCGTGAATCGATTTCGCGGCCCCGCATTTGCAATGTCGTAAACATTGCTCGTACAAGTCGACGAGCGCTTGTAAGTCGCGTATTGATCGCTTGTTTTGCATATTGAACTTGCGTGTAACGAAACGTAGATTTCCGGGTCGGTAGTCCCCGTCTGTTTCGATACGATCCAATTCCAATTCAGGACGATCCCAACCGGGCAGTGTAATGACGTACGCAAGAAAGAGCCTTCGCCCTTCAACACCATTTCGCCACAGATCGTATACCCGAATTCCGCGGGCTGCATAATTTCGCGCACCGGACGTCGTGTTACCGGGACGACAACGGGTGAGACAGGACGAAATGCGGTTGAGTAGCCGCCGACGATGCTCGACATCCGGTACGATATCTTCGTAGCCCCAATAATTTTTACTGCGGCTAGCGCCGGCTTTGGCGCGTCCACAATCGTTACATCGGACAGAGGCGCCAATCCGTAGATTTCTCCAAGTAACGAAATGGGGTTCTCGGCCGCAGGAGCATTGCATTTTGATCGGGTCGTGCGAGGGATCGACAACGGTAAGTTCGCCAAACCGGTCGCCAACGCTTGGCAAAGGATATTTTCGTTCGAAACGAGTTGCCTTGCCGCCTTCCAGGAACCTCTCACGTTGATCAGATGATCCGGGGTCATCCGAACGCCATCCAGGCTTACGACGGAACGTACGCCCTTGTCGATCAGTCCATGATGCATCACCCATTCTACGCCGTCCCAAAGCTTGTGTCGTAACGATACATCCTTGATAGATATGTACCCGTGATCCGTCAATACTTGAGTTTCAGGGCTGAAACAGGCGAGTTCGGCGGTCTTGCCGGCTTGGCGATCCGGGTGGTGATCGCCGGTTTCCTTGGCGTGCCGTTCGTACTCTTCGACCGGCGTCCCGGTGATCTTGCTGGCCGCCAGCAAGTACACTGGCTTGCGGTCACGGAATGCCTGCACCTTCCATTCTTCGCCGGCCAGACATGCCGCCACGACGGCCTGCAAGCTCGAATAGTCCGTGGACACCAAGTCGTGCCCATCCGCTGCTACGAACAGCCCACGCACGCATCCCTGGATCGCGGTCATGGCATCGCCGAAATACTCTTCGACCATCGACAGCGAGCCGAGCGACATCACCTCAAGCACGTCGTCCACCATGGCGCTTTCCCACGCCTTGCGTCCGACAGGTGGCTTGATCTCGCCGCACCACGGGCACGTCGGGCCGGGCTTGGCGGGCTTACCGCACTCGCAGCGGGATAGCTTCGGTCCGGCCTTGGGCAAATTCAGCGGCTGCACGTCGGCGCCAGTCGGTCGGCCGGGTCGGGTGCCGTGGTGGATCAGCATGTCGCGAATACGATCGCCGCGCCCCATGTGGTTCTTGAGCCCGAAAATCTTTTTCACGCTCGCCGAGCCCGTGCGTTCGCGTAGTTCCAGCACGCGCCGCGCGGTCGGATCGATATCAGGCCGGGCCAGCAGCGCCTTGAGCGCGTCGGCGTCCAAGCTCGACGTATGCACGCCGTACGCGGCCAGCCACCCCTTGAGCTTTTCCAGCTGCGTCACCTTGAGGCCGGTAATCTGCTCGCATTCTTCCCCGTACCGCACTAGGACCTTGCCGAGCATGTCGATACACGCGTCCAGGCCGTCATGGTCGATGCTCATGCCGCGCCAGTTCATCGCCTGGGTCAGCTGCCACGCGACGACTTCGTGAGGCTCCATGTGCGGGACCACTGCCATGGCGCCCATCTCTGCCTGAACATCGCGGTCGCAATAGAGGCACAGCCGCTCGAAATCCTCCGGGTCGTCCTCCGGGTAGATCCGACGAGCGGGCTGGTCGGGCCGCTTTACGCGCCCGGTTTTCTTGTCGATCAGGCCGACGATCGGTTGCTGCGGAATGCAGAACTTCTTGATGAGCCGGTCGCCCTCTTTGTCCTTCTGTTCGGCGATGCCCAGCACTTCGGTTAGCGCGCCAAGGGCGGCCGGCCGCTGTGCCACCAAGGCGGTCGCCATCGAACAGCGCCACTTGTCGGCGGCCGGCACGACCCAGCCGTGTTTCGGCCCGGCGATAAGTTCGATCCAGTCCCGTTCGAACATGGCGTTATGCGCCTCGATCGGCGCGTCCGGGTCGGCCAAATGGCGCATCAGATCGTCCGGTAGCCGCTGGCCAGGGCGCCAACGCCGGATGCCCCGACCGTCCACCAGATCGTACGAGACGGTCAGGATTTCCGTCGACGGATGTTCGCAATAAACCCGGCCGCCGACCGCCGCGATACCGGCCTTGGCCGCACCGGCGGGTGCTTCCCAGCGGCCAAGCGGGTACTTGTCGGACGGCTCGGCCCAAACGAACCCGGCTTCACTGTAGAGTTCGCCGTCGATGGTCGGAACAGGCATAGTCAGTCCGTATTGCGAAGGAGCGGGATACAAACATGAGGAAGCGAAAGGCCCTGGGGAAACGGGGTGTCAGCATATTCGACCCAGTAATCACCGTCCTTGTCAGGGTTCGGATCATCGCGGCTCATGCCGAATTCGCTAAGAACCATCAAACGGCCATTCTCGCCATTTTCAAGCGGCTTCGTCCAGTCGATGACACTCATGTCGTGTCTCCTTTATCGTCCCGGCAGTCCGGGCAATGGTGCGAACCGCCCAAGCATTTCCACCCCAACCCGGTCAGCCCGTGGTTGACGATCAGTTCTTCGGTGGGCGGCGAAGGCTTTTCGCACAAATCGCACGCAATGTGCTTGAACTGGTCGTTTTCATCGTACTTGACCATATGGCCCTCCTAGAAAACAGCCCCTCGCCCGGTTAGGACGAAGGGCCGTGAATGTCAGGCCAGATAGCCGTGTTCGCGCAACTGCGCTTCGGTCCAGCCCTTGTCGATGAACGACTGGTAGGACTTGCCGTTCGCCTTCGCGCTCATCGTCGGACCGCTCGGCGGGGGCGGTGCGTCGTCGTCAGCACCGGGAGGCGGCGGCGCGTCATCATCCGCCGGCGGCTGACGGTAGCCGCTATACGACCCACCGGATGCAGTCGTGGAGGTCTGACCGCCAGTTGCACCGGTCGAGCCGGACACCGCACCGGCAGACGCGCCGGAAGGGCCGCCACGCGTACCCAGGGTCGAGGCGACGTCAACCGCCGATCGGCTTTCGATCCGCTCGCCTTCCTTCTCAAACGCGACGAGATCAAGGTTCATGTACATGCCGGGGCTTTCGGTCGACTTGTTGTTGTCGCACGTTCCCGAAATCGAGACGTAATCGCCCAGCTTGATCTTGCGGCCGGTCTTGGCGCAATCGAACCATCCGGCCGGCAATGCAGCACCGCGCGCGTCTACCTGATCGTCGCGCCATTCCTGCACCTGGGGCGCGTAGTACGTCGAGCACTTGACGATCCAGCAGCCGGCCCAGCCATCGTTGAGATTGTAGGCCTTGCCGTTCTCGTCGAAGCCATCGCCATCGATGATCTTGTTCGCGAACTTGGGGTTCGTGCAGTCCGGTGCGAGGTGCGCGCCGAAGGCCAGACCCTGCGGACGGTTGCCGCCGAAAAACTGCGGCCAGGCGGCGCGCGCGTCGGCGTCGATCAGTTCTTTCTGGCTCTCGTACGTCGGCACGCCGTCGATCAGGAACCGATTGGCCGGGCTCTTTTCGATCGCCACGGCAACGTAGAAGGGGCTGTCCGGCTCGCCGTTCGGACGGACCTTCTTCTGCTTCGTCTTGTTGTCGACGCGCTGCGGATTTTCCGTGGCGCTGCCTTGGACCAGTCGGCCCAAAAAGGTAAACCGTGACATTTTAAGTATTCTCCCTCTGTGGATTTCCACGCGTGCCAAAGACCTTCGCCGCGTGGTTGTCGGCGACTTGGACGATCTTTTTGGCAGGGGCGTTGGTGGTGACGTAAGGCTTAATGACCGCCGCGTCAACGCCCTTTTTCATGCAGTCGCGCGGCGTGGGCAGTGCGACGCCCTTGACGACCGGAACGCCATACATCTCGACGACATGGGCGGCCTGCTCGACCTTGGCTTTGTCCCACATGTCGCGGGGCTTGCCGAACTCGATGACGTGATACGGTACGCGAAAGCCGCAGTCCAAGAGTTCGCCGATCTTGACGTCCAGCGCCTTCTTGCGGTCGGTCAGGTATCGGATCGCCTGGTCGAGCAAATGGCCTTCCAAGCCGAGCGCGTCGGGCGACATGCCGGACGACCCTTGCGACAGGGCGATATCCAACGCGTAGCCGCCGCGTTGCTGGTTGGCTGGGCAATCCCACTGGGCGAGGCAATGCTTGCAGTGGTCGCCGGTCTGCAGTGGCGCATCCGGCTCGCTGGCGGCAAAGGCGGCACGCTTCAACGCTTCGACCCGGCCGTACAATTCGAAGCCGGTCAGCTTCCAATGCCGCAGCGGCCCGTTCTTGTGGTAATTGCGCGGTTGGCAGATCGTCAGTTCGAACGTCCAGTCCCGCCAGTTTGGGATCTGGTGCGTCTCGACGACCGCCGCCGCGTAATTGACCGTCTGCCAGTTGCCGTACGCCTCGACGAACCCGTGGCCATATTTGAAATCGCCGATGCGGACGATTTTGCGCGTCCAGTTGATCGCGACGTAATCGGGCGTACCGTCATTGTCCGGGTGGATGAGATTGTGCGCCGCTACGTGCACTTCATTCTCGTAGATGAACTGGTCCTTCGCCGTGGCCCACTCGGCCAGCCCCGCAAACGCCCAGTCAACCATGACGGCCACGGCTTCTCGCATCTCGTCATCGATCGGAACGCCGTTGTCAGCGACGTCACGTCCGGGCAGCTTGCGCAGCTGGTCACGCAACAGATCGTGCGCCGCGTCGCCCTCGCGGCTCTCTTCGGTTTCCTCCTGGGGCGGTTGGCGGGCCTGCATTTGCATGGCACCAGGGCATCCTTCCGGCCCCCACAAATATGCGGAGGACGGAGGGAGCGGGGCGTGCTGACCGCTCATTCTACGACCTTGTAGGCGACAACCTCGTACGGTGGTTCTATCTCGTAGGAATCATGGGCCCAACATAATGCAGTTGCATGAGGGACGCTTCCGTTGTCGCCGTTTCGCAGTCGATATTTGACCCGTTTGTCAGTGGTGACTGGGCATTTCCCACCGTCCCAGTCGATCCAGCCATCGTCGGCCTTTTTCAACGGCAATTGCGGCCCGTCCGTGTCGACGCACCGGTCGTGGGCCAGCGTGGCGTATCCGGCGATATCGTGCCAGTTGTCCCGATATTCCGGGTCGCCGGACAGAATGCGAGCGATCTTATCGGCGATGACCGATAATGCCTGGCGCTTGACCGGGGAAAGAGCGTTCCAACCCTTGTTGGTCGACATGAACGTTTCGCCGGCAACATGCACCGCGCCGCTGTCGCGCATGACGTCCTGCAGCCTTTGGGCGATGGCCGCGTGGTCCGTGAAATCCCCGTACCGGGCGCCGCGTTCGGCGAGCGTGTCTTGGATGTCGGTCATGCCGCCACCTCACGCTTCACGGCGTCGAAGAAGGCCGACCAGTAGTCCGGCTTGTCGCGCAGGTCTGGGAACTTGGCGACCAGACCATCCGTCACTTCCCCGGCCAGCTGGCCGAGTTTGACGTACGGCAGGCCATACTGGGCGACCGCCTGGACCAGTTCGGGGAATTCGCTAAAGTCTGCCGACGCATCGGGGGCAGGTGGCGGCGGCACGTCCGTGTCGTCCGTGGGGGCATTCTCGTCGGGCGTACTGGATGCCGGCGGGGGCGGCGTATCGTCCAAAAGGGCGGCGTGAAGCTCCTGCAATTCCGCGTGAACCTGACCGTACAGCACTTCGTCGACGTTGCGCTTTTTCGTCCACACGTTCTTGGCGGTCTTGGTCTTGGTCGACGCGTGGATCCGTTCGTCCCACGGAATGCCGTCAGCGTCGAGCTCGACGTTGCCAGTAATCTGAGATGCGTCCGATTGGCTCGAACTCTCGGCACTGGGGGCATTCTCGGAAGCGGAAGGTGCTGTATTCGCCGTGTCCGTTTGGACAGACTGCGCGTTTCCCTCCGCACTGGTCGGAGCGGCGGGCACGTCATTGTCCAACCGCGCGATCGCCGCTCCCATATCCGACGTATCGGCTGTTATCTTGAGGACCATATTGCTGACGGTGGTCTGCTCGGGCAACCGGCCGCCCAGCGAGGCGCACAGCGCGATCAGAGCGGTCAGTTCGTCGGGGCTCGTATGCGCCGTGTCGAAGGAAATTTGCATCGGGTCGTCCTCTTTTTGCGTGTTGACGGTCCGAGCCCTACGCGCTAATGACCGGGCCGTCAACAGGGATATTTCACGACATGGACGAACCGGCGGCAGAAACAGATTTTGAACGGACCCGCCGTTTGCGAAGAGAAGCCAGCGCGCGTTATCGGGCGAAAAATCTTGAGAAACGGCGGGCTTGGACGCGCGACTATATGGCTAAAAAACGTCGGGAAGACCCGGAATGGGTGAAGGCCAACAATGACCGCTACCTTGCAAAACACCCTGAACGGTGGAAGCCAAAGAAATACGAATATTACTTGAAAAATAAAGAGAAATGGAAGCCGCACCACAAGCGCTACAAAGCGGAAAATCCGGAGAAGTACCGAGCGGCAATTGAAGCTTGGCGAAAACGAAATCCCGAAAAGGTTAAAGCAGCGCAAAGTAAAAGCAAATCACGACCCGAAGCGAAAGCGCGAAACTCGGCAAGACAAATGCGTCGGCATGCCACGAAACTGAACGCGACCCCACCATGGGCCGATCATGCGGTAATCCAAGAGATTTATGATTTTGCAAATTACATGACGCGCACAACCGGGCAGAAATGGGAGGTTGATCATATATACCCGTTAATCTCGGACACCATCTGCGGATTGCACTGTGAATTTAATTTGCAAGTGATCACAAAACGTCAAAATGTACAGAAAAGTAATAGGTGGAACCACCCGTGAAGTTACGCCCGTATCAATTAGAAATATCAACAAGTGCGCTGGCCTTATGGGCATCTCATCCGGTCATACTTATGCGTATGGATACGGGGGCGGGAAAAACTGCGGTGCTTTCTTATGTTTGCGGCCAAATAGGTGGATTTATATGTGCAATTGCGCATAGAGACCGACTTTGTGAGCAAATATCAATGACCCTCGCACGCGCCGGTATCAAGCACGACCTGATCGCCAGCGACAAGACCAAGCGGATTATTGCCAAGAAGCACCTCAAGCTGTTTCGTACCAGCTTTTATGCGCCCGGCGCGCGGTGCCGCGTCGCGTCGGTCGACACGCTCGTCAAGGCCAAAGGGCTCGAAAAATGGGCGGCCCAGGTCAAGCTATGGATTGTCGACGAAGGCCACCACGTCCTGCGCGATAACAAGTGGGGCCGCGCGCTCGGCACGTTCACGCACCCGGACTGCAAGGGCCTGCTGCTGACCGCTACGCCCCGGCGCGGGGACGGCAAGGGGCTGGCCAGCCACCGACCGGGTTGCAATGGCGGCCCGTGCGAAGGTTGCGGCGACGGCTATGCGGACATCATGATCGAAGGGCCGCCCATGCGCTGGCTGATCGACGAGGGGTATCTGTGCGACTACGATGTGGTTTGCCCGCCGTCCGTGCATCTCGACGAGGCACCGCGCGGCAAGGATGGCGACTACACGGACAGCCAGCGCGTCGCGGCCACCCAGGACCGCCAGATTATCGGGGACGTGCCGAAGCATTACCTGCTGTACGCTGCCAGCAAATCGGGGATTACCTTCGCGGGCAATATCAAGGACGCCACCGATATCGTCGAAGCGTACCGCGCGGCGGGCGTGACGGCGGAACTGATCACCGGCAATACCGACCCGCATATCCGCGACGATATTTTCGACCGGGCCGAAAGCGGCAAGCTCAACCAGATCGTCGCGGTCGACGTTATCAGCGAGGGCGTGGATATCCCGGCGCTGCTGGTTGGGTCGTTCGCCAGACTGACCGGCTCGTTGCCGTTGTGGATGCAACAGATCGGGCGCCTGCTCCGACCGCTCATGACCGCCGCATACAAGGCCGCGACGACCCGCGAGGAACGGCTAGCCGCCATCGCTGCGAGCCCGAAACCTCGCGCCCTGCTCATCGACCACGTGGGTGGGTTCGCCAATCCGCAGCTTGGTCCGCCGGACAAGCCGCGCGTCTGGTCGCTCGACCCGCGGGACGCCCGCGCGGCCAAGGACGAAGAGGACGCCACAACGGCGCAACGCGTCTGCTCGAACCCGGTCGCCCTGCCATCCACCGGCGTGCTGTGCTTGCGGCCCTACCCGCGGATCAAGCGCAAATGCCCACATTGCGGGTACGAGCCGGTGCCGATGAGCCGGGGCGGCCCGGAGTTCGTGGACGGCGATCTACAAATGATGGACCCGGCCGCGCTGGCCGCGCTGCAAGGGCGCTCGCTCGACACGTCGATGAGCCGCGCGGACCATGACGCCGCCATGCTCGCCAAGCGCGCGCCGTCCGCCTACCTGGCGAAATATTGGAGCCAGCACCTCGAAAAGTGCCAGGAACTAGACGAACTGCACGCCGCGATGGACGTGTGGGCCGGTCAGCTGCACGCACGGGGCTTTGCGGACTACGAGATCCAGCGCGCGCACTTTTTGCAATTCGGCGTGGATGTTCTCTCGCCCAGCACGTTCAAGGCGGCGGACATGCGCGCATTGCGAGAACGTATTGACGCCGCCGTTATTAGGGGCTAGGTGGGCTCGGCAGCAACTAGAGGATGATGCGATGACTGACCAAAAACTACCAGCTAACTGGGCGGTTGTAACAGCATACCAGCGTATTCACGCGGCGCTAGGTTTGGCCTGCGCGCCATTGTCAGCGGAGCAACTTTTAGCCCATTTCCGTACTCCCGCCGATAGTACTGAAAGAGCCCATGGCGTGGCGACTTTTGAACTCGCCCGCATGATCGAAAAGTACGAACCGAAGTTGGCACCGATTGACCCGGACGTACTGGCTGTTCGGGAAATCATGTCAGAAGCCTACGCCGCAGAAGGCAGCGATAAAGACGCGGGTTTTTATGGCGACGGTACATACGACAAAGAGCCGTCATTTGTTGCTGCTTTAGTCGCGTATCGTCGGGTCAAGTCGTCATGAGTGAACGTGACGCCATCGTGCGATACATCCTATCCCAAAAAGCCGAGCATACCCGAACCTTTGAGATCGCCCGATCGAACGGCGACGACAATTCCATGGACCGCTGCGCCGCCCGGGCTCGGACGTGCGGCCGGCTCGCCCAGGCGATCGAGGATGGGTTGCACCTGGATGGCTGAGCATGGCCAGCAGTCCCTTATCCGCGCGCACTGGACCGACGTCCTAGGCGGGCGCCTCGATCGCAACAATGTGGGTAGCCTACCCGACCGGCGGGGCGTTCCCGTCCGGTTCGGCCTGGCCAATGACAGCGCGGCGGTCAATGCGATTTGCAAGAGCGGGGATCTGATCGGGTGGACACCCGTATTGGTCACGCCGGCCATGATCGGCACGTTCCTGCCGGTCTTTACGAGCGTCGAAGTCAAGAAATTAGGATGGACGCCCGCAAAGTCCGGGGAGCGCTACGACCACGAACAGGCTCAACGCAACTGGGCGGATATCGTGCGCGCGGCCGGCGGACTGGCGGGCTTTATGCGTGATCCAGTGGAAGGGTTTGTAAAATGAACAATAAGCTACGCGAACTCGCGGGCCGCGCTTCGGCTGCAACTGGTCGGGATGATAATTTGGCAGCAGATATTTTGCAGACGGTGGGCGGGCCATTGTGGGACGCTCTCTATAAAGAGGCTCAATTGCCTTGTGGAGCACCTCATGATGTAGCGGTTGATTGGGCTCGCCAGTTAGCGGCTGCGCGTTATCCATTTCTTACGTCCTTGGATGCCGCGCATTTGCTAGTTCCGTGCGATTACGATTGGGCTGTTTTTCGTACCAACGGCGGACTTACGATCCATGCGTGGTGCGGCTCTCGTGACGAAGTATTCGGCGAGACGGAGGCCGGTGCACTTACTGCCGCCTGCCTTTATGCTCGGCTTTCTTAACTCCGACTATACTTTGCGTGCGCCCGGGCGATCAGGATATGATAGCCGGGCGTATTCTTTGCGTACCCTTCGCCATTGTAGCCGGATGCGAACGGGATATTGTCGGCATGCACATTGCTGATCTTGCGCAACGCGGAACCTAGCCCGGCGGTTTTGATAAACTGCACGAAGGCCGCCAGTTGTGCCGCCTCGCTGGTTTTCATCGCATCCCAGAATGCCATGACCGTGTCGAAGCCGGCTAACTTATAATTGAACCCCATGATCTGGTACCGGCCCACGCTGGCCGACTTGAGCGCCGCGGACCAATCCAGTTGCATGGCCCGATAGAGCCGCGCCCACTCGGCTTGGCCGCCCACATACAGCGCCCGGTTCCACGTCGCGCTCGACAGGTTCGGGTGGCTCTCGCGATACTTGCCGCCGGTGAACTCGTCAAATTTGTGCGCTTCGAACAGAATTTTGGGCAGGTTTGGGCCGTCGATAAAACCGCCGGGGCCGTCCAGCGCTAGGATATCTGCGCGTACGTCCGTAAACCACCCGCCGCCACTCTCCACCTCGTCGACCGCGCGGATCTGCGCGACGGTGCATCCGAGCGCCTGCGCGGCCTGCTGGAAATCTTGCCCGGTCAGCCCGATCTGGGCGTGCGTGGTCTCGCGCGGCAAGCTCCATGCGTCCATGAGATTGTGCAGCGCATGAGCATTCCCTGGGTCCGTGAAAGGATTGGGTCGACCCGCAGTAGATGCGATTTGGCGGATGGCGTCGAACGCAGGCTTGCGCGGATCGGTCATTGTGGTTGACCCTTTCGTCATTACGGGGTAAGCGCCGTGTAACACACCTCCGACACGGATGCTATATGACCCAGACATTCACCGTTTATCCCGATGGCGCCGTTAGCTACGGGCACGACGATGCGGGCCGCCCGTTCATTGCCGAGACGGAAGAGGCGGCGCGACTACTGGCTTACGCCGATGGGTTCGCCCAGTTTCCGGCGATGACCCATTACGACGGCACGACCGAGCCGAGCGTATGGGCCGCAGTGCGCGACAACCGGATCCTGGCGGCGACCCGGCGCGTCATCACGGAACGCGGACTGCAGGGCTTGACGCGCAAGACGCTTGCCGACGCCGCCAACATGAAGCCTGGCACGATTTCGAACTACGGACGGACCAATTACAAGCAGACGGCCAAACCGACCGAAGGCTACCGCGAGCGTATTCTGTCCGGGCTGATGGCCGACGCGATCGCCAAGGCGGATATCGCCATGATCCGAGCGGGCGTGGCGGATGGGTGCTTACGATCCGACGACGTGCCGGACGGCCTGCGTGCGGCGGCCGGCGTATGACATCCGCGGTAGCTGAGAGCGTGGTGGAGCAAGAGCGGGATCAATTGTTCGCAGCCCTAGCCATGGTGCTGTTTTCCGATCCAGGCCCAAAGATGGAAGCGGGCTATAAGTATGCTCGTGATCTGTGGCATCGTCTCGATAAGAAGGCGGCAATAGAGGACGATACCCCCACCGATGCAGGGCTCGTGGAAGAGATCGCAAACGAGGCGTTGTACGTGACCGGCTGTGTTCTGGCCTTCATCGGGAGGGATAGAGGGACAGCCCGGCTCGACAAAACATTAAGCGATCTGGAGACGATAGCGAAGTTAGCAGACGCCTCGATCCGCACCGCTCTCTCCAAAGCCAAGGACACCCGCAATGTCTAACGGCTCTGTCTTCGTCGAAAACAACGACGGTGTGCATCTTGAGCATGGAGAATTCACCCTTTGCGGCGATAGCTTCGACATTGGCTCGGCGGATGGAGAAGACTGCGGCGACTACTGGCCTACGAACAAGCGCACGGTTACTTGTAATCGCTGTATCGGCATCATTGATATGTGCAGAGGTGTACGCACCTCCAAAGCCAAGGACACTCCTCATGGTTGAGCAAATCATACCTGACGCCGGGAAGCTGGTGGAGTTGGCTGGGGAACTTGTTCGCGCAATCGAGGATGCTGGCCGTGGCTATAGCATCCGCCTGACCCGGCTTGTCGATGGCGAGGCGGAGTACACCCTGAACTACCGCGGTCAGGTGACAATACACGACAGCCACGAGGAGGCGAGCGAATACCGAGACAGGCTGGCCGAACAGGAGAAGGTCTCTGCTGCCCTGGGATTCCTCGCCCGCGCCCAACCATCCTCCGATACCGCTAAGAGTGAGGGGGAGGTATGAGCGAGCAAGCCGTGGCCTACCGCATCATCCAAGACGGCATCCCGGTCGCTCGCGCAGAGGGGCCACACAGCCTGCGAGAGATCATGCACTACGCCGCCATGTACGCCCAGGACGGCCCCCTATCCATACAGAAGCGCATCAAGCGGCACTGGCGGGGGTTTGGTGTGATGGGAGAACCCACATGACAGAGGATGTTGAGGCAATCGCGGGCAAGCTCACGAAAGGCGCGGCCAGAGCGTGCAGACTGATGACCGACACGTGGCAATTCGCCGGTAAGGGCACGTTCAATTCCAACGGCGCCTGGGCATTGTATCATCAACGAGGCGTTGGCGGTCGAGGATCAATCGCCCAGATGGAAGCGCAGAAAGACGGCAAGTGGTCGCGTCACGCGTATCGCCTTACCCCTCTCGGCCTAGCCGTCCGATCCTTCCTCGCCAGCAAGGAAGATTGACGGCCAATAGCTGTCGGGAGTAGCTAGGGCGGGCGACGTGATGTCCTTCCAACATCGCCGCCGCCCTGACCACAAAAACGTAGGAACGATACGAGTTATGGCTGCTGCACAAATACCTTCGCACGCGCATTGTTGCAAGTGCGCATGACCGCCGACTGGTCACTGGCCACCTCGCGTGGCTTCTCGCTCTTCCCGCTGCACGCTCACACCAAAAATCCGGCGATTTCCGAGTGGAAGCCGTATATGGAAGTGCCGGCCAGCCCCGCCCAAATATCCGCCTGGGCGGCCCGGTCATATAATACGGGCGTGGCGACCGGCCGGGTGTCCGGTGTGGTCGTGCTGGATTGCGACAACCTGCTTGCTCGCGTCGAAGCCGAAAGCCGCGGCATACCACTCACTTTGACTGTCGCCACGCCGCGCGGAACGCACTTCTATTTCCAGCACCCCGGCTGGGACGTCAGCAACCATGCCGGCAAGCGCTGGACGACCTTTGGCGGCGGTCCGGTCGTGGATGGTTGGGATTTGCGGGGCGATGGCGGCTATGTTGTCGGCCCGGGTTCGTACTACGCCCCGACCGACGAGGAACTGGCCAAGGGCAAGCGTGAAGGCGCGTACGAAATCGAGCTCGACGTTCCCGTGGCCCCGGCGCCCGCCTGGCTGCTCGAACTGATGGCGCCACGCGAACACCGCCCAAGCGTGCCGGTGCGCTTCGCCGACGAGACATCCGCGTACGGTCGCAAGTGCCTGGCCGACGAAGTGGGGATCCTTGAGAGTTGCACTTCCCATGTGAACGACCAGATCAATTTGTCCGCCTTTGCGATCGGGCAGCTGGTCGCTGGCGGCGAGATCGAAGCGAACGAAGCGCTTGAGGCATTGACCGGCGCGCTGGCGGTGTTGGGCCTTGAGCATGAGGACAAGGCGTGCGGTACGCTCGAACGGGGCTACGACGCGGGATTGAAAGAGCCTCGCGCACCCGAACACCGAGAGCCGCGCACCGCTGTTGATCCGCTGGCTGTGCTGGGCGCGCGCGCAGCCGCCCAACCTTTGCCCGCAGGTGTGATCCCACCCGCACCCCCCGTTGCCTTGACCAGTCGTGCCCTCATCCCGATGGAAAAGCCGCGCTACGTCAACTCGGCCAACATGTACGATTTTTTCGAAGGCTGTGTTTACGTCGCCAAGGACGATCAGATGTTCCTCCCGTCCGGCGTTATGGTCGGCAAGTCTGCCTTCGACGCGATCTATGGTGGCCCCGGGTTCGTCATCGACTTTGAAGGTGAAGGCAAGCCGGTTAAGTCAGCCTGGGAGTTCTTCCGCTTTAACGAACATGGCCAGTTGCCCAAGGTCTGGGCGACATGCTTCCGGCCGCTCTTGCCCCCCGGCCAGATCGCCGAGCTCGAAGGCTTGCCGTTGCTTAACACCTATGTGCCGATCGACGTTCCGCGGTCGCAGGGCGACGCAGAGCCGTTTGTGAGGCACGTTCGCAAGATGCTGCCATATGGCCAGGATGCCGATCGCATGCTGAACTGGATGGCGTCGTGCGTGCAGAACCCCGGCAACAAATTCCAGTGGTGGCCGGTCATCCAAGGCACCAAGGGCAACGGCAAGAGCCTGTTGGTGCGCGTGATGATGCGGGCGGTCGGCGAGCGCTATAGCCATCTGGTGCGCTCGGATGCGCTGCTCAAGACGGGCAACCAGTTCAACGATTGGATTGTCGGGCGGCTGTTCCTGGGGTTCGAAGAGATCAAGAGCGCGGAAGGCAAGCGCGATTTCGTCGACATGATGAAGGATACCGTCACCAACGAGCGATTAGCCACGGAAGGTAAGGGCAAGGCGCAAGGCACGTCCGACAATTGCGCAAACGGCATGATGCTGACCAACTATGATGACGCCTGCCCGATTGATGATGACGAGCGCCGCTGGGGCGTGTTCTTCTGTGCCCAGCAGTCGCTTGCCGACCTAGCCCGGGACGGCATGACCCCGGAGTATTTCAAGGGCCTGTACGAATGGCTGCGCGACCAGGACGGGTATGCGATCGTGACCGAGTTCCTGGCCACCATGCCGCTTGCGTACGAGTTGGACCCGGCGAACGGATGGAAGTCCCCCGAGACGACCAGCACCGGCCAAGCGCGAGCGCTCAGCCTTGGCGTCATCGAGCAGGAAATCCAGTACGCTATCGACGCCGGCCAGCACGGGTTCCGCGGTCACGTCGTCACCTCTACCGCCCTGCGCGGCCTGTTCGACAAGATGCGCAAGTCGGTTGGCCCTCGCCGCTACCGCAAGATCATGCAGGCGGTCGGGTATGACGTGCACCCTGCCCTGGCGAACGACAAATACCGACCGAATAACGCGCTTGCGGACGGTTCTCGACCCGTCTTGTATTTTGAAAAATCATCGCGTGTTTTTAATTTGAGCGATCCAGCGGAAATTTTGGAATTTGTGAACGGCGAAATTTTACCGCCAGAGGCCGGAAACGTCGTTCCAATCAGGCGGTAGTACGCCGGACACGGTAGAACCTCTTACCCTGCACGACCGGGTATCGTCCTGAGCATGAATTGCATATGGCCGATTTCGATATCCCGGTCGTGCGGTGCGCGTCTGTGAGACTACGGAATACGTGGTTGTCCGGTTCCATATAGATATCGACACCGACGTACGCGTCCGTCACGACGGTGCCAAAGTCGCCTATCTCGCGCACTTGCCACTCGAATGCGATAGTTGGATCGTACGGCATGTTCGCTATGGGCCGAGCGAGGCGGATCTGCTCATATTCGACACGGCGAGCTTCCGACCGTTCGCGGCAGTAATGCGCGATACGAACTGACACGTCGGGACCGGTGTCATCGACCATCTTGTTCCAGGCTTCGTTGCGGCGGGAAAACCCATGTTCGAACGCGCGGGAAAGAACGCCGCTACCGATGTAAAAAACATGGCCGTCTATGAGATGATGGTAGACGCAGTACGGGGCGTCGCGGCGTAAAATCTTTTCCAAAATAGACATGTTAAAATACCTTTCGTCCATCTGGACCACGTATATTTTACTATTTTGGCTTTGTCAAAAGATTTATCGTCGGCATTGACGAAAAAGATTTTAGCCCCGTCGTTTGGTGGGTATTGTGGGGGCTCAGAAGTCGCGGATTTCTGCCAGTTCTACACAATGCCCACATACCCACTATATTTCGGTAGCCCCATATGGCGTGTCGTCCGTGGTGACGATATATGTTTTGTATCGCGTATGTGTAGTGATGTGTTATTATAGTGGGTATAGTGGGTATAGTGGGTAATATTATTGTAAGTTATTGATTTTGTTACGTTTTAAAAATACCCACTAAACGCCCCACTTAAAATGATTGTGGGTATGATGAAAATGGTGGGGATTTCCCGCTTTTTTCGAACGGGATAAATTTGCCGGGCGAAAGGGATTGTCCGCGACCCGGGCTTGGGATGCGGCAAGCAGACGCCAATCATCGCGCGTGCGACCTGTTCTTGCGGCAATGACCGCACCGGCGTATATGTGTCGTGATGGACGACGAGAAACCCGATTACGGCGACACGCTCAAGGCACAGATCATCGTGGATCTGGTCAGCGAGGGTAAGACCCTGCGCTACGCGTGCGAGCAGGCTGGCCAGGCGTACGCGAGCGTCCATCGGGTAATCCGTGAGAACCCCAAGTTCATGGCGGCCATGGAAGAGGCCCGCGCGGCCGGCTACGACGCGTTGGCGGATGAGTGCGTGCAGATCGCCGACGAAACCGCCTTCGACACGATCGAGACGGACCATGGCCTGAAAGCGAACAAAGAGTGGATCCAGCGGTCGAAGCTGCGCGTGGAAACTCGCCTCAAGCTGCTCGCTAAGTGGCACCCCAAGAAGTACGGGGAAAAGTTGGAAATCGAGCAGAAAACGGCTACAGTGGCCATACCCACCAGCGACGACCCGATCGAGGCGCAGCGGGCTTACGAGCGACTGATGAAGGGTTCTGCCTGATGGCTGTTACGATCTTGGACCTGTTGACTGGCCAGGTCGTGCCTCTCGCCCAAGTCGCCGGCGGCAGTCGTCGAATTTCCACGTTCGAATTGTCTGCCGGGGGTACGCGAACGCTCGACGAGATTATGGCGAAGCCCAATACCCTCAAACTGTTCGATATGGGCGGGCGCGGCGGTCTGACGTATAACGAGGCTGTTTTGGCGGACGGTGGCACCCCCACGCCGTCACCAACTCCGTCACCAACTCCGTCACCAACGCCCTCCGCCCCCTTCGCCAGCGTACAAAGCAATGGCTGGCAGGTGGATCATGCCACGACGCCAGGAGCGCTAGGCTCTTTCCTCATGGACCGCCAGGGCTTCGACCCTGCGACCGGCAATGCAATAACCGTTACCGATACCCTTTATGAGACGCAGCGGGTGCGGCAGGCCTATCCCAACCAAGCCAGTCTCACGGCGCTTTCGGTGGCGATCAGCGAGCCGTTCCTTGCGACCGATGCCATTGCGGGCGCGGTGATCAACAGCACGCTCGCAAGTCCGGTGCCGATTGCCAACTGGGCAATGCGAGACCGGCAGGTTGTTGGCAACACGCTCATCCTGGAAGTCACGGGTAACCACTACTTCGCTCGCAATGGCAAGCCGTTCGCCTTGGTAGAGTTTTACGTGACGGACGGGACTACAACTCTCCCAATCGCACTTGCTACGGGCATGGTCGTGTCGGGCCACACCTTTGATCGGTGCGCGGTGCTCACCTACAAAGTGGCCATCGACATCACCGCGCTGGCCGATATATCTCTGGTGAAGGCTGATTTTGTCGCCAAGCCGTGGGTCGGCACTGCCGCGAGCATCCTTGATACGCGCACCTACGGCGCGGACAAGCGCGGCGCATCCTCGCGGTACTTCTACAAGCACGCGGCACTGCTGGCGAACCCACCTCTGGCTTACGTGGCATCGACTGGTGTGGACGCTTCCGGCGTTGTCTCGCTCACGGCGGCCACTGCCAAGGCCACGCCGTTCCTGACTGTTAAGGGGGCGATTGACGGCCTGATCGCCGCTACGGGTATCACAGGCGGTTTCTTGGATGGCTCTCGTATCCGCATCGTCGATACGGTTCAATTTGGGGGCAATGCCGCCACCTCGCGGCCCATGAAGGTTGTCGGGCCAGTGATCGAGCGCGATCCGGCGACTGCCAAAGCGTCGGCTATTGTCCAGCAGACAGCCGCTTGGACGCCGCGCATCGGGCTTACGGGCCTGATCGGCGGGCTGACGGAAGGAGCCATCGAACTATCGGACGTGACGTGGCAGCGTACCGGCGCATTCACCTTCAACGGCGATGCGACCTTCAAGCTCAACGTGTTCGTGACCAATGACGCGGTTTTGGATGCAGGCACCGGCAACGCGACCTGGCTGAACAACTCCAACCTGATCGTCGATGGCGCGACCATGCCGTCAACAGTGTCGAGCCAGCTTACCGTATCGGCAAACGGCGAGATCCGGATGCTGCGCGGTCTGGCAACGGATCGCAATGGCGGCGGCATCGAGAACTACCTGATGCTCGGCTGCGACATCGACCGTTGCGGCACTATGGGGGCCATCGCAATCCGTTCCGAGAACGGCTCGATCATGCTGTTCAACAAGTTCCGCCGCGTCAATGCGCTGCTGATTACGCCTGCCGGATCTGCCAATCTCAGCCAGTACACATTTGGCCAGGCACTCATCGAGTGGATCGGCACCACGACCTCGCTGACTGCTGTACGCCTTTCGGGTGACAGTGGTCTGGGCAGCATGAACCATGTTCTGGTTGACAACATATCACTTCCCTCGGGGCACTACCAGACGGGCCGCATCAACGCCTTCTATGACGAGACAGTCGGCACGGTCCGTAATCATGTGTTCTGTCGCATGCGCAACTGTTTCGCCGGTAGCGTCTACATCAAGTCGGACGTGTTTGTCGGCTCCAACGGTAACGGCTCGCCCAACCCCGCCGACGCACCTAACCATGTCGGCAATTGGTGGCAGATGTACGGCGTGGGCACGCGCAACCTAATCACGCTGCTGGCCGGCCCGAACACCGTTGGCGCGTCCGAAGGCTTTGCATACCCCGGCCTTGGCTCTCTGATCGGCACCAGCACCAGCGTGCCGCAGTTTGCCTTGAATACGCTCGCCACCAACTGGCAGGCGACCACCAGTAGCGGCACCACCCCCGTCGCGGGCGCGGGCAACGGCGACTACACCGTGCCCTCTGGCTCTCCGCTGATCGGCAAGGCGTCTGCTGCCGACGAGGTGTTCCCATTCGACTTGGCAGGCGTGGCTCGCACGCGCGGCACGATAGGAGCCTACGCATGATCCAGAGCAACACCACCTACACCGGCGAGACCTTCGTTGATCTGCAGATAGTCGGCGTCGAGAACGTCACCTTTGAAGACTGCACGTTCCTGTCCTCGTCGCAGGCCTATCGCAACTTCTGCGACGTGCGAAACAGCAAAGGCATAACCTTCAAAGGCGGCAGGATCGGCGCGAACTCCGACGCCTTCGACATCTATGGTCTGATGGTCCGCAACAGCCAGGGCGTGACGATTGAGGGCATGGAGATCGCGGACGTGCGCTATGGCCTACTGGCGACGGGCTGCGACGGGGTGACGATCGCGCATAACCGCTTCCACGACCTGCGTACTGACGGCATGCAGATCCAGAGCAGTTCGAACGTCACGATCGAGGACAACGACTTTCGCGACTTCCGGCCCGCTGTCGGCAACCATCCTGACGCGATCCAGATCTACAACAAGACCACCACGCCGATGACCGGCATTGTCGTGCGCCGCAACTGGATCGAGCGCGGCGACGGCGGCGTGATGCAAGGTATCTTCGTCCGCAGCTATGAGGGCATGGCAACGGTCGATGGCCTGCTGATCGAGGACAACGCAGTCCTGGGCGCGATGATGAACGGCATCTCGGCGCACTCGGACGCGAAGATCCGGGGCAACACCGTGATCGGCTACATCGGGCAGAACAGCTACATCATGGCAGATGGCACCCGCTGCACGATCGAGGGCAACCGCGCGACCGGATATTCGATCAATCGAAACCCGAAGACGCCGATTCCGCTTGGTAACGATCTGCTGAAGCTGATGGAGCCGGCTGCGGCGCTGGCATTGCTGAAGCCCGCGCCCGTTGAACTGACCATTGAGCAGCGCATGGCTCGCGTAGAGGCGATGCTCGGGCTGTGATGGTCGTGCCATCTCCCAATCGCTTTATTATTGAGCTAAGGAGTACGACATGCCCGTTACGACCCAGCTTGATATCCGAACGGGCCGTACGACCAGCCCCGCCATGCCCGCGTCGGATATCGTCGACGTCGTGCCGGCTGTGCTGGGCATATCCCCGCGCCCGCGTGTACCAACGAACGCCATCACCTTCTCGGACGGATCTCCGCTCCAATTCTCGGACGGGCAATATTTGGAGTTCTCGACGCCATGAGCTTGATTACCGATATGACGTCCGCCCAGCGCGCGGAATTTGACGCCGCAGTGAATGCCGGGTCCGTCCAGGCAGCGGACTTTAAGTCCGGTAGTTCGGCGGCGGCGCAGGTGCGCGGTGGACCGCTGACGAACGGCATGTGGGTCAAGCTGCCGGCGATCTACCGCATCCTGCTCGGCGGCACTGGCACAGTGTCAATCGATACGCGCGCCCGCGACGGCACGGTGACTGCGGCGGTGGCGATATATAGCCCGGTCGGCCCTGGCGAAGACTATCCCTATTTCAACAATGCCTACGAGGTCCGCGCGACCCTGACCGGCACTGCTACTGCGGAGATCGTGTGATGGCTGGCTTTCCTGTATCCATCCGAGACTTCGGCCTCATGGGCGATCCCACCGGCCTAGTGCAACGCGGACAAATCATTCTCGATGATGATATGGCTGACGGCCCACAGGGATGGCGCCAGCTCACGACGCAGAATCTGCGTGAACAAGGCACTGTCAGTTACATCCATTATCGCGGTAAACCATGTGTCATTGCTCGCACACCCAACATCGCCGGTGCAGCCGCCATGGCGATTGGCCGTGAAGTTACCGTCATCCCCGATGCGCGTTATCTCGTTGAAATGCTTGTCAGCCTCCATGACAATGATACCGCCGATCCGCTTCCGACGCCTAATCCGTCATGGGTTGAGTTTGCGCTCGATAGCGCGAAGTTCAATGCGGGCGGCACGCGGCGGTATTTCAGCCTCAAGCACGACATAGCGGGGCTACTGACGGGCACGCCCCAAAGCTTTGCGATCACGCTTAGCGATGGCTTAGGTGGAGCAACCTACTACACGCTCCCGTTCCCGCCAGGAGACGCTGTGTTCGCGTGGCCGAACAACGAGAACAAGCACCTGCCGACATATGTCGCTTTCGTGGTGAATGCCTTCTCAGGCAAGTATGAAGGCGTCCAGATCGGCTCGGGAACGCGTTATCGCTGGGGCGTCCTAAGCAACAAGACCGACATTACCTTGAGTGATCAAGGAACGGCTTTCGGACAGGATCTTCCACGTTTTGGAGGCGGCTTCAACCCATTGATCAGCTTGAGCAACAGGCCATCGGGTAGTCTCAATGGGTCAGGAACAATGTCCTTGTTCCGGAACCGGGTCACCGCTCTCAATCAGGGCAACCGGCCCTTCTCTGAATACTGAAGGGCAACACCCATGCAACACGCTATCATCATGTTCAATCAGACCAAGAACTGGCGCGATGCGACCGCCAGCAGCAACGGCGGCGCTTTTGAAATTGAGGGAAACCCCGGGGACATTATTGAATTTGGTGTTCAAGTCGACTCCGTGCAAGGCGCTCCAACAGCGGCCAGCTTGACGGCTAAGATACAACTAGCCCCCATACAATTTGCCAGTCTCGACTTTGATGCTGTGTCAAACTCGATTGGCCGTACTTGGTACGATGTGACGACCGGCGGCTCTCTGGCGAACCTGTTGTTGGATGGTGATTTTCCTAGCCCTATTGTGGATCAGACTATCGGAAATCGCACAGCCCCTCCTATCGTCCGCAGAGTTCGCCTGACGGGGCAACTCACTCTCGCTCGGCTTTTGGTGACTGCGACCTTCACCGGAGGGACCAGCCCCAAGTTTGTCCACAGCGTTTTCTACAACCAGATCGTAAGCTGATGCCTGACAGCTTAGCGTAAAGCCAAAGGAGTACCGATAAAATGACCATTCGCATCACCATCACGACCCCGGACAACAAGCAAGCGCGCGTCACGCACGGTTCGGACGTGACGATCGTCGAGCCCGGCACGACCCGCGAGTTCTGCGTTCACGATAGCAACCCAAGCATGAGCATCATCGAACAGCCCGTGCCGGGCGCGTCGGCCAATCGTGGTGGCGGCAATGGTAACGGCCCTCCCCCGCCGCTACCAACCGACCCGGAATAACGTGCACTGGACGCTAGTAACGACCTGTTACCTAGTGGCGTGGGCGATAGCGGCTGGTCCCTGGCGGATCGGCTCTATCGCCCTCGTTGCGTCCTGGCTGGTCGGGCAGGCGTGGTTCTGTGCGACGGGGGACGCCCTGCCCATCCGGGTATATCTGATCCTAGACCCGCTGGTGATCGCCGCCGTGCTGCACTGGCGGGGCTCCTGGCTCGACTGGGTGATCCTCGCTATTTTCCCGCTCGAATGGGTCGCCTACGATCAACCGGACGTCGTGCGGCAATGGTGGACCTTGTGGGGCTTGTCGAGCGTGCAATTGCTGGCCGCCGGCCCGTGGCCGCAAATCCAGCGGATCTTGAGCGCGGTTAGCCATGGCCCGCTGTACAGTATCGACCAGGACCGAATAACCCGGTAGAACGTTATACGTCCGGGCCACATGGTCTTTGGAGTTAAAGCATGAGGGCGCCCATCAATGGACTTACCGGATCTATCCGCACTGGGCGCTCTTGGAGTTCCGGCTTTCGTAGTGATTTTCGTGATGGGCTGGAAAGCTCACGACCTTATTGTCGGCAAACCCCTTCTCAAGAGGGTCGAGGCTTTGGAGGAGGACGTGGAAACCTACCGCAAAGACCGGGACGCCCAGCTGCTCGAACTGCGCCAGAAGGTGCTTGGATGACCATCCTGTGGTCCTGGGTTCGCCGCGCTTTAGGGCTCGACGTATTCGATCGGGTCGCGGCGCTTGAAGCGCGCGCCCGCCATAACGACCAAGCTACCAAGGGCGCGATTGCGGCCTTTGCCCAGTTCGCGAAGGACGCCGAGCGATGACCGAGATTACCCGTTGGCTGCTCGGCCTGTTCATTATTTCCGGCGGTCATGCGCTGTTCTACTTGCTGCTGACGACCCGCGGCCAGCTGGCGGCCGGCGTCGTGACGTGGCGTGACAGCGCGCCGACCCG